TGTTTGTGTCTAGGCTTTTAGACTGCGCTGGTACAGCTACAAAATTATTGTTAATAGTCATTTAATCGTGCCTTCAAATGTTAGCCCAACTGAGCCGTAGCTTCGGTTTTTAACTTTGCCATTCGTGAATGTTTTTTGAATAGCCAGTGAATTATTACTCAATGGAGTGTTACCCCACGAGAAAATGAATGGGTACAAAACAGCATGACGGCGAAACAGCAACCAAGTCGCTTCAATCCACGCATGGGTCAAATGCTCAAGATTGATCGTTTCAGGTTTTGTGCCGCTTCTTTCAATCGACGTGCCGAGATAAATACCACCAATGCTTTTATTAACCGTCGTGGTTATTTCTTCATTCCACGTTTGCGGCATGAATCCACCATAAAACCCACGCTCAAATTCCATTTTTAAGCCAATGGCCATCACGCCAATTTTGACAGCACTGGCACAGGTAAACGTAAGGCGATAATAGCGAAAGGTGGCTGTATCAAGTTTGAAACAGATATGCGGATCATCATTAACAACCTGACTCGCCAATGATGTCGATGTATTTAGTTTATAACTGCCGCTATATACAGGTGGAGTGCCTGCGCTATCACGTGTGAGCGTCGCCAATGTGGTACTTGTTGCGAATGTAGGGTCACTTGAGCCTTTGATCGTGATGCCAGTACATTTTTTAGTAAATAATTCGTGGGCGCAAATGGCTACATAGTCGATATTAACCGCGCTGCCGCAATCAATCTGAGCGTAGTTTGTGCCACTGGCAAACTGGACATAATCAAACGCCTGCCAGTTTTTCAGAGAGTTGATATTGAAGCCAGTATCAACACCCGAAGCCGTTAAAGTCGAAGCTGCGGCCGTAAAATAGTTGTTATATCCAATGAATGCGTTATCAAAACTCATCAATTAACCCTCAATACTGCGCCGTCTTTGACTTCTTCATTGAGTCGCTTAATAAGCTCTCGAACCGAGTCTTTCGTGTACATGGTGTTGTCACTACCTGAGAGCCCGATATTCACAAAGCGTTGTTGAAGTGGGGCTTGTTCTTGTTGACCGCTGCCACCCCCTCCACTTGATGGGGCAGTAACTCCACTACCACCACTGCCGCCACCCCCACCAAAACTAGCTGATTGGATAGCGCGAAGGTTTCCGAGTTGCGTGGCTAATGCTGCCGCGCCGAAAGCTGCACCGACTATAGGCCCGCCGATTCCAGTACCAAATTCAAAAGCCTTCATGACTGTTGACGGCACAAGCATTGCCGCCTCTGCCAATCGTGCAGCTTTGGTCAATTCAAACATCTTGCGTGAGTGCTGACTCATGCCGCCAAAATCAGCCGCAAAGAATGACAACGCGCCTTGTAAGTTTCCTTTTTCAAAAGCTCGCTGCATGGTTTGGATTTTGTTGCCAGTGCCTAGAATTAGATCTAAACGCTTGGCCTGATATTGCGCCTCAGCTTCAATTTTTATCCCATTGATAACGTCTTGCAGGTCTTTTTCTGCCGCTGCAATATCAGTCAGCTTCTGCATTTTTTCGATATGTTGAGCGTCCATGATCTCTAATTCAGTCATGCCGCCTTGACGCACACCATCCATCAATATGCCCAACTGCTCAAGTCTTGCCGCGTGTTGTGCAAATTCTTCCTCAGCATTTTTGTCGTTGATTGCCTTCTCTGTTTCGTGTTGAGCAATCATCAATTCAGTGGTTTTTTTATCTGCTTGTTCGTTAAGAGCGATGATTCCAGATAGGTATTCGCTTTTTGTTAAAGTACCATCTTGTAAGTGCGCTTTTAATGATTCCGATTGTTCTTTATAGTGTTTTTTCTCAAGCTGATCTTCACTCATGTTCTTTTCGAGGATGACATTAAGCTCTTTCTGTGCCTGTTCTTTGAGTTGCTCGAATTGTTTTGCGGCCTTCTCTTTGGCTTTTTTGTCCTTGTCCGACTCGCCTTCTTTCGTGTCTTTTTTGTCCATGCCGAAGCCAGCAAGTCGGTCGCCAGTGTTGTATTCCTTATTCCAATCACCAAGCAAATCATCTAATGCTCGGTCGTTTTGCGCTTTGTCTTTGCGTTCACTGGCCTGTTTTGTGACCTTTTCGCGTTCGGCTAAAATCGCCTCAATTGACTCCTGATAAATCTTAACACTCGCATCTAAATTCTGCTGTAGGTTGTACGTTGGCGACATTGGGTTGAGAAAGTTGGCAATCTTGCGACCGTAAATCTCAACATCAACAACTAATGCGGCAAATTCAATCGAAGCAAGCTGAACAAACGCCTTGATGTTTTGCGGTAACTCTAAGAAAGCATTTTTGAAGAACTCTGTTAGTTCTCCGATTGCATCTTGATTGTCATCACTCCATTGCTCAATGATCTGGGTCATAACCTCGGTTGCTGATTGAACGCTATCAGTCCAGCCGCTAAACGAAATGCCTATCGCTTCGATGTAACCTTGCATCTCACCGCTTGAGAGCATTGCATTGACTTCATTCAACGCATCACCAACAGCAGTAAACGAGTCTTTTAGAACATCAGTCGCCCCCGCTTGACCGAGTTGGTAAAAGAAAGCGTCCCAAGAGTCACCCAAGTTAGCAATCGCACCATCTAACGACTCCATGCGCTTTTTCATTGCGCCGTCAAAGTTAACCTCACCAAGTTTGATTAAGTATTCTTCAATAGCCGCCGCATTGTTCTTGACGGTTTCGGTTGTGCCTTTGAACGTAAAAGCAATGGTATCGCCCTGATTCTTCGACTTAATGCCAAACTCTTTTAGCCGCTCAAACTCGCCAGTAGCCGCATCAGCTACCGCTTCTACCATTTGACTCAGGTCTTTACCTAATGCCGCGCTAGTGTCGCCATAAGACTTCAAAGCGCGCTCAGAAGGCGTTAAGCCTAAGTTGACTAATTGAGTAAATGCCGATGTTGCCTGAGCCAAGTCATAAGGCGTGGTTTTAGCAAAATCTTGGAGCGCGATGAAAGCATCATTTGCACCTTGAGCCGAGCCTGTTGCTGTTTCAAGACCAGCTTTTAATATGCCAAACTGACGGTTAACCTCGATTAACTTCTCAAGTCCTGCTAACGCGCCAAACAAAGCAAACAATCCTTTGGCCATGTCTTTTAGTGCGTCACCTGCGTTTTTGCCATTCCTTTGCGTATCGCGCAACTGATTATTGATAGTATTTAATTGCGAATTTAACTGGGTTACATCAGCGCGTATCGCAATAATCAAGTCATCAGTTGTCGCCATGTAATTCGTCCAAAAATTCGTTTAATTCGTTAAATTCGTCCATCGTCATCGGGCGCGTATAAGCTTTTCCTGTGCTTATTTCCATCTTCTCTAAGTGCGTGTCCCACAATGCCCAAAACTCAAACGGCGTGAGATTCCATGCTTCAGACGGCTGTATATTTAAGTAAGTGACCGCGCTTGACCACAATTTCATCCAAACGCGGCCTTGCTCTACTTTTTTTCGTCCGACTCACTACCAACGGTTTTAATGTCCGTTTCTGTGCCTGCTGTAAGTGCTTTGGCTAAGAAATGCGTGACGCTGGTCGTAATGCCAACCAAGCCCGCACTAATCACCGCCTCGCCCACGCCGTCACGATTCCACCAATTAGGGAATTTGCGACCATTGGCAGGGACGGCACACACTTGGATGATTGAAACAACATCGCCCGTCTTAAATGCGCCGCTTGACAGGTCTTGACGTAGAAAGCCAATCGCGCCCTTATTTAAGACCGTTTCGAGTTTGTCTAAGTTGCTGAATGTTGGGTGAAGCTCGAAGGCCTCACCATTCAGGATGATGTCAGTAATGCCACGACTAGACATAATGACCCCGATTAAGCTGCTGCTGTGTAAGTGATTGCATCGGCACTATCGAACGTACAAGAGAAGGTTTCTTCTTTGTTGTATTCGCCGCCACGCTCTAAAGATGTCACCAAGAAGTCGCCAACAAACGTATCACCTAAGCCTGACTCAAGTTTTAAGTGAAGGAATGTTTTACCAACTGCCGCCGCCATCAAAGTGGTTTTGAATACTGCCGCATCGCTGACAATGCCTGAGCCTTTCAAGCTAATGCTTTGCACGCCTGCGCCTTCGAGCAATGTTTTCCATAACGTGCCGTCTTTATCGGTCACATCAATGGCTTCATTGTTCAATGTCATGCCATCGCTGCGAAAACCTGCGATTGCTGTATAAACATCAGGGCCTGTAGAGACGCGAATTTTGATACGAAAATCTTGACCGCTAAACTTTGCCATTTAAGACACCTCGTTAATTAATAAACTGAAACGCATCACGCCATGCCGCGTAATGCCGTCGCTATCTGTCACAATCTCGCTGCGTAGAAAGCGACATAGAACACTTTGCTCTGTCGTGAGCGTTAAACTTGCGTCATGCAACAACGAATGAGCTTTATCCATCCAAGTGCGGATCTCTTTTGTGCCGCGATACTGCGAGCCAATGTGCAAGGTGATGACCGCTTCAAGCCCGTCATAATCTTTGTCTGACCAATCACTTGTGCCGCCATCCTCAATCCAAATCATCGGGAAGCTAGAAACATCGCTTAACGACTCGCTGACCTTTCCCGTGAACAAAGCATCGCCATTCAAAGCGGCATAAACCGCTTTGAAGTAGTCGTTAAATAGGCTCATATTGGTCTTACGCCCTGCATATCTCTAAGAGCTTGATTGACAGCATTTTTAACAATGCTAATAGCTTGGCGTTTCTTTGCGTCCAG